GGTAAAACGACGGCCATCGCCACGGCCATGGATAACGCGGGGCTGCACGTTGCGTATATTGCGTTCACCGGCAAGGCGGCATCAGTGATGCGCCGCAACGGCATCGACGCGCAGACTCTGCACAGCTTGATCTATCGGCGCATCGACGATGACCCGAAGACAAAAGAGCCACGGTTTGAGCGCGCGAAGCGGTCCGAGGTGGGTCGTTACGACCTGATCGTGCTGGACGAATGCTCTATGATCGGCGAAGAACTCGCCAGAGACTTGCTCAGCTTCGGAGTCCCTGTACTGGCGATCGGCGATCCCGCGCAGCTCCCACCAGTCAAGAGTAAGGAAAGGTTAGGATATTTCACGAGCGGTAAGCCCGACGTGATGCTGACCGAGATCCACCGGCAAGCTGTGGGGAACCCAATCCTGCAGCTTTCCATCACGGCTCGCAACGGCGAAATCTTGAAATACGGCAACTACGGAGATTCCCGCGTGCTGTTCTCCGGCGACATCGACCCCGACGAGTTGTGGGAAGCAGATCAAGTGATCGTGGGCACCAACGCCACGCGTGCGCGGCTGAATAAGCGGGCCCGTGCACACTACAACATGACCGACCCGACTCCGATGTTCGGTGACAAGATCATCTGTATCCGCAACAGTCCGAAGTACAACATCTTCAACGGCGAGATGTTCACCGTGATCCGGTGTGACGTGGACTCATCTGCATGGTTGAGCATGGACGTCGTACGACTAGAAGACCCAGCCAAAACGATCATCCCCGACATTCGCGTACACCGCACGATGTTCGAGCCGGATGGTAGTAAGCGCGACGACTCCACGCTGGGCGACTCCGGCCGGTTCGAGTACGGCTACGCTATTACTGCACACAAAGCACAGGGTAGTCAGTGGGACAACCTCATCGTCATCGACGAGAGCAAGGTGTTCCGCGAGGACAAAGACAAGTGGCTGTATACGGCGATCACCCGTGCAGCGAAGACCCTCACGGTCGGAAAGGGTAGGATCTAATGGAACGCATATTCCTCGATATCGAGGTGTACAGAAACTATTTTCTGGCACTGTTTATGAACGACGATCTCAAAACAAAACGATTTGAGATTTTCAACCACGATGATAGCGGTTTTGATCCTGACAAGATCTTGCAGATCATTACTGCAAACAACATCGAGCTCGGAACCTTCAACGGAAATAGCTACGACATTCCCATTCTCACGTTTGCCTTGTTCAATCCGAACACGGCCGAGATAAAGCGGGCGAGCGATCGCATCATCGAGAGAAATGTGAGACCATGGACCTTTTACCGAGACGAGGGTTTGAAAGAACCTGACATAAACCACGTGGACATCATCGACGTGGCCCCCGGCATGGTGGGGTTGAAACTTTACGGTGGACGCATGAACACAAAAAGGTTGCAAGAGTTACCCATTGACCCGTCTGCGACTATAACTCCCGAACAGGTCCCCCTACTGCGGGGGTACTGCAAAAACGACAACATCCTTACGCGAGAACTTTTCGATAAGTTGTCGAAACAACTCGAATTGCGCAGATCCATGAGCTCCGAATATGGCGTAGATTTACGATCTAGGTCAGACGCACAGATTGCCGAGGCCGTGTTGAAGGCAGAGTTTTCAAGGCTGACAGGGGGCGTTCCTCCAAAAACGGTTCCCGATTATGACAGCTTTTTATACGACCCCCCTGCTTATGTTCGCTTCTCAACACCGCAGCTGCAGAATGTTCTGGACGTTGTTAAAAATGCAGAAATGGTTTTGAATGACAAAACCGGTCACGTTATTATGCCGAAGTCTATTGCCAACCTCAAAATCAAGATCGGGGACAGCAACTACAAGATCGGCATCGGCGGCCTACACAGCCAAGAGTCTGAGGCAACACATTACACCGATGAGAGCAATGTTCTAATCGACAGGGATGTAGAGAGTTATTACCCTCGCATGATGCTCAACATGAATATGCGCCCGGGCGGTTTCGGTGCACACTTCAACACCGTTTACGGTAAAATTCTTGACGAACGTCTCGCCGCAAAACACGCAGGCGACAAGGTGAAATCAGACTCTTTGAAGATTGTTTTGAACGGCACATTCGGCAAAACCTCAAACAAGTACAGCACGCTGTACTCTCCTGACTTTATGATCCGCACCACCATCACAGGTCAGCTCACAATACTTATGCTGATCGAGGCGCTGGAGAGGTGCAACATACCTGTGATTTCAGCAAACACTGACGGCATAGTCATAAAATGCCCGCGTGATAAACTGGACGTTCTGAACACCATTGTCGAAAAGTGGGAAAAGCACACAGGCTTGAAGACAGAAGAGACAAGGTATCGCGCATTGCACTCGCGCGATGTCAACAACTACATCGCGATAAAAGAGGACGGGAGCGCCAAGGCAAAAGGGGTCTATGGCGACGTGTCTTTGAGCAAGAACCCGCAGAACCCGATATGTGCAGAAGCTGTCTCAAAATACCTCACAGACGGGGTTGATATAGAAACAACCGTGCGCTCCTGTGACGACATTTGCAAGTTTCTCACACTGCGAACAGTGACCGGGGGAGCAGTCAAGGAGGGCGTAGAGATCGGTAAGGCTGTTCGGTGGTACTATGCAAAAGGGGATACCTCTTCCATTCACTATGTGAAGAATGGAAACACCGTACCAAGGTCCGAGGGCGCAAAGCCCATCATGGACATTCCGGACATATTTCCCGATGATGTAGATTACCACTGGTATCTTGAAGAGTGTAATGAGATACTAATGGCTCTGGGGGTCAAGACACGGCCCTATGTTGAAAAGATGCCAAGAAAGAACAGCAATGCTTGGAAAGCGTTACGTGATGCTGGGTCTATCGTGGAAGGTAAAAAAGGAAAATGGGAATGGGTAAAGTAAAGACACCAGCATGGTCGTTCAGCCGGATCAAGGCGTTCGACACCTGCCCGAAACAATTCTACCACACGTCGGTCCTCAAGGAGTTCCCTTACGTCGAGACCGATGCGATGCGGTACGGCACGGAGTTCCACAAGGCGGCCGAAGACTTTATTGCTGACGGCACTCCTGTGCCGGAGCGGTTCGCATTCACGCAGCCTGTGCTCGATGCACTGGCAGCCAAGCCCGGCGATAAGCTGTGCGAATACAAGTTCGGCCTGACCGCCGCGTTGGAGCCGTGTGACTTCTTCGCCAAGGATGTTTGGTTCCGTGGCATTGTCGATCTGATTATCATCGACGGGGATACCGCGACGATCGTGGATTACAAGACAGGCAAGTCGGCACGCTACGCAGAAAAAGGTCAGCTGGAGCTGATGGCCTTGGCCATGTTCAAGCACTTCCCTGACCTGAAAGTGGTGCGTGGCGGGCTCGTGTTCGTCATTGCAAATGAAGCTGTGAAGGCGAAGTACGACCGCGACGGTGAAAGTGGGCTTTGGAAAAAGTGGCTTTCGGAGTATGCTAAGATGGAGAAAGCGTTCGAGGTGGATGTGTGGAACCCCCGCCCGAGCGGCCTCTGCAAACGACACTGCCCAGTAACGGAGTGTCCCCATAACGGACAAAATTGATGCCATACGTGAACAAACCACGACCCTATGCGAAAGAGTACCAGCAGCAAAAGGCGCGGGGCGAAGGTGCCGCGCGCCTTGAGCGGCAACGCGCCCGAGCCGCCTTCGACAAGAAGAACGGTAAGGCCGCACGCGCGGGCAAAGACATCGGCCACAAGAAGCCGCTGGCGCGCGGTGGGTCGAACAGCGACGGATACCGCGTCGAGAACCGGAGCAAGAACCGTGCAAAGGGTGGCGCACTAAGTAAACCACCCAAGAAAAAGTAATTATGCCCCGCGCATAACAGGAGACACCCGTGCAGATTATTGACAATAAAGCCCTGCAGTACAAACTGCGGAACCCCGCCCCTATCCTTGCAGCCATCCCAGAGAGTCGACTTATCGACGATAACACCGTCTTGGTTAAGTGGGACTTGCCACAGGTGCAGACCCTGCGCGCCCTCAACTACCCTGCCCCGTCGCCGATCATCGGCCGATATAAGTGGCCGGGCAAGTACAAACCGTTCGATCACCAGCGCACCACGGCAGAGTTTTTGACGCTGAACAAGCGTGCGTTCTGCTTTAACGAACAAGGGACGGGGAAAACGGGCAGTGCCATTTGGGCCGCGGACTTCCTCATGCAACGTGGGCTTGTGAAACGCGCGCTTGTCGTATGCCCGGTGTCGATCATGGACGCCGCATGGCGTGCCGACCTGTTTAACTTCGCGATGCACCGCAAGGTTGACATCGCCCATGGTGCGGCGGCAAAGCGACGCAAGATTATTGCGAGCGACGCCGAGTTCGTCATCATCAACTTCGACGGCCTGAAAGTGGTAGAGAAAGAGATCGCCGAGGGCGGGTTCGACCTTATCATCATCGACGAGGCCAGTGCATACCAGAACTCTCAGACGGCACGGTGGAAGACGTTACACCGATTGGTCACAGATGACACGTGGTTGTGGATGATGACCGGAACACCGGCAGCACAGGGGCCCGAGAACGCATTCGGCCTCGCCAAGCTGGTAAACCCCACAGGGGTACCGAAATTCTTCGGTAAGTTCCGCGACGAGGTCATGGTAAAAATCACGCCCTTCAAGTGGGCCCCGAAGAAGACTGCCACGGAGACAGTGCATCGCGTACTGCAACCGGCCATACGCTTCACTAAGGACGAGTGTCTCGACCTACCAGATCTTGTGTACGTTAAGCGACATGTTGAGCTGACCAAGCAGCAGCAGGCATTCTACGACCGCATCCGCAAGGACCGCACAATGCGGGCGGCTGGAGAAGATGTAACGGCAGTCAACGCTGCGGTGCTGATGACAAAGCTCCTGCAGGTATCGTGTGGCGCGGCATATACCGACGACAGCAACACCCTACAGTTCGACATCTCGTCACGGTACAAAGTCCTCAAGGAGGTGATCGACGAGACACCGAACAAAGTGCTGGTGTTTGTGCCATTCCAGAACACAATCGAGAGCCTGACAGCCAAGCTGGTTGGCGACGGCATCACCGCCGAGATCATCAGCGGCAGCGTCAAGGTCGGCGACCGCACCGATATCTTCCGCAGGTTTCAGACGGCAACGGACCCCAAGGTTCTGGTGATCCAACCCCAAGCTGCGGCGCACGGTGTGACGCTGACAGCGGCCGATACTATTGTCTGGTGGGGCCCGACATCTTCACTTGAGACATACGCGCAGGCGAACGCGCGCATCCACAGATCAGGGCAAGTCAACAAATGCACGGTTGTGCAGCTTGAAGGTTCCCCTGTGGAGCGACGCTTTTACCAGCTTTTGGATGACAAGATCGACGTGCACTCAAAAATGATCGACTTGTACAATGGAACACTTGACTAGGTGTTCGAAACACGGTACTAACGCCGAAACAACACAAAACGGAGAGAGACATGACTGACACAGTAGACACATCTGTAGACCGCTTGACACGCATATACATTAAGATCCGCGACGCAAAGGCCGCAGTGTCGGCCGAGTTCAAGGAGAAGGACAAGAAGTTGACCGACCAGATGAACGCGGTCAAGGCTCAACTCTTGGACTACTGCAAAGAGCAGAACGTCGAGAGCGTCCGCACATCCGAGGGGATGTTTTACCGCACAGTAAAGACGCGGTACTGGACGAGCGACTGGTCTGCAATGCACCAATTCGTTGTCGAGCACAGCATGCCAGAGTTCTTGGAGAAGCGTCTGAACCAGACTGCAGTCAAAGAGTTTCTGGAAGAAAATCCTGAAACCGTACCGCCGGGCCTGAATGTGGACTCGGAGTACATGATATCTGTGAGGAAAAAATGACAGGTAGTGACAAGTACGTTACAACAGCGACTCTGGCGGCACACTTCGGTGTATCGCCAGCGACAATCATCACCATGGTACGGGCTGGTGACATCCCTGCCGGAACTTACACGCGCATGGGCCGAGTGTTTCGCTTCGACCTAGCCCGCGTGGAAGCTGCGCTCCTTGAGCGCGAGAAGAGCCAACCTGCCGACGCGCGGATGGAGTTTGACTTTAACCCCGACTCAGACGATGAGTCTGAGCACTTTGAAATGGAGAATGACAATGAGTGACCTAGACATCTTTAAGGGCAACAGCCTTGTAAGTGGTGACTTGTTCAAGTCCTTGATGGACGACAACAAGAAAATGGCAGGTGGGAGCGGCGCTTCCGGCCGCCGGATCAGTATTCGCGGTAGCCGTTTCCGCATGGTTGTCGATGGCGAGCAGGTGTCTGTCAGCAAGAACAGCACGCTGAACATGGTGATCGTGGATGCTGCGTCTATTGGGCGTACGTACTACGAGGGTGCGTTCGACGCTGAAAACCCGTCTGCCCCTGTGTGCTGGTCTGGTGACACCCGCAAGCCAAGCGACGACGTGCCAGAAGATCAGCGCAAGGCTGCCACTTGCGGCGAGTGCCCGATGAACGTCAAAGGCTCCGGCCAAGGCGAGAGCCGTGCGTGCCGCTTCTCTCAGCGTCTCGCGGTTATGTTGGAAGGCGAGAACGATCAGGTATATCAGTTGCAGTTGCCCGCCACGTCTATTTTCGGTTCTGCCGAGGGCGCTGACATGGGACTGCAGGCGTACATCAAGTACCTCTCTGCCCACAACACTCCTGCCATTGCGGTCATGACCGAGATGCGCTTCGACGATGATGCGACAGCACCCAAGCTGTATTTCCGCCCTGTGCGCGCACTGGACGAAGAAGAGCTGAAGGCTGCCATCGCACTGCGTGACAGCGACGAGGCCAAGAAGGCCATCGAGTTCACCGTGGCCCAGACAGACGGCGCGCAGAAGAAACCCGCTGCCAAGAAGGAAGAGCCCAAGGCAGAGAAGAAGCCAGCTGCCAAGAAGGAAGAGCCCGAGCAGGACGAGGTTGGTGAGCCGACCAAGGTCACGAAAGCCCCGAAGAAGGCTGAACCCGAGACCAAGTCGGCCGATGCCTTGGCGGATGTCCTTGCAGAATGGGACGACTGATCGCCTAAAAAAGCCGGCCACGGGGCGACCCGTGGCCGACCACAATAACAACAGGCGGCGACAATGGACACACAAGATTTTTTACAAGCTGTCCTTGGGGACAGCGGCCACTACTGCCTACTCAGCATATCCAGCGAGAGCCGGAAGTTCCGTAAGCAGAAGTTTTACCCGACAATCGCCCGTCTCATAGACGCGGCGTATATGGCAGATCAGAACGAGCACGATGTGTATTTCGGGCTCGCGACGTTCAAAGACCCGAGCATCGAAAAGCCCCGCAGCGCGGTAAACACGTTACAGATGCGTGCTATGTTCATGGACCTCGACTGTGGGCCCGGCAAGGAATTTGCCGATCAGCCTACGGCCATCGCCGAGCTGCGTGGCTTCTGCAAGGCGGCAGGTCTGCGCAAGCCTTATATGGTTAACAGCGGCCGCGGCGTCCACGTCTACTGGCCCCTGTCGGAGCCAGTGCCTACTGCGGAGTGGCGCCCTGTGGCAGAGGCTCTCAAGCGTGCCTGCGCTGTGCACGGACTTGAGGCAGACCCGACATGTACAAGTGACGCATCACGCATCTTGCGGGTACCGCTTACCCACAACTACAAGGGCAACCCCCCGCTGCCCGTCAAGATCATGCAGGGTGGCACGGTCACGACATACACCCTCGGAGAGTTTTCGGCGGCATTGGCGGCGTTCGCTCCCGAGGCGGCTCCTAAGCCAGCGGTCGCACCGCTTCCGTTCTCTACGTTGATGACCGCTGACGAAGACCCGATGATGCAGCGCATGATGCGTAACAGGGTTACGAAGTTCAAAACTATCCTGACCAAGTCGGTCGAGGGACGAGGTTGCGCGCAGATCAAGCACGCGTTCGAGAACCAAGAAGACCTGAGTGAGCCGTTGTGGCGCGGTGCGCTGTCGATTTGTATGCCCTGCGAAGATGCGGCGCAGGGTGCGCATGCGATGTCGCGCAATCACCCAGAGTATTCCCGTGAGGACACCGTCGAGAAGATGGAGGGTATTGTCGGGCCACATAAGTGCAGCACGTTTGAAAGCCTGAACCCTGAAGGGTGTGAAGGCTGCCCCCTCAAGGG